GATGGCCTGCCAGGACAGGTCTCCGCCACCGAGGTACGTCGATGCGGTCTTGGTGACCATGCTGACGTCCATGCCGGTGTTTCCGGCCTCGGTCTTCTGGGTGCCCTGCACCGCGACGACCGGGCTTGCGTCGACCTGCGGGTAGGTGACCGTTCCGCGCTCGAGCGTGGTGCGGTTGCCCGCGGCCTGAACGAGAGGGCGGGACAGGTCGATGACCTGGAAGATCTGGGCGATGTGCTGCGGCGGGTTCAGGCCCGCGATGTCGCTGGTGAGCGTGTTCGCCGGCAACCGCTTCAGGAGTTCGAGCCGCTCGCCGGCCCGCTGGATCTCCTGCTTGTCACCGACGACCGCCTGGATCTTGCTGGCGGTGGTGCCGCTGTTGGTGAGGATGACGTCGCGGGCGTACTCGGCGAAGTGCCGGTAGACGATGCCGTCCTCGAGCGCGTTGCCGAGGTCGTCGCGGCCGGCCATCGCGCGGCGGATGGTGCGGGAACGCTCTGCGGCGGCGAGGTCAGCGGAGACCGACTCCTGCAACTCCGTGATCTCCTTGTCGAGCTCGACTGCGCGCTCACGGTAGGCGACAGCCTGCTTGGTCTGCTCGTCGTTGAGGTCGTTGGTGCCGGCCTCGCGGAGAAGCTCCTCGTGCTTGGTCTGCACGATGTCGCGCTCGTCCAAGCGAACCTGGAGGCGCGTCTCTGTGGGGTTCATGTCACTCCGTCCTGTGTGGTGAGGTTGCGGGACGGGCGGGTGCCGTTCTCCGAGGTGCCCTCATCGGGGGTGTCGGACGTTTCGGGGTGCGCCTTGTATCGCTGCGGAATCTCGATCCCCAACTGGCGGCAGCGTTCCACCAAGTCGGGGTCTATCTCGATCGGGAGAAGCATCTCATCCATCACGTGTTCGGGTGCCTCACGTACCGCGAGAACCTGCGCCCCGCTGTACGCGCCGAACCGTGTGAACGCCACCCCAACCAAATCTGCTTTCGTGCGGGTGATCCCGTTCGCCGTCTTCGTCGCCTTCCGAGGGATCGCCTCGAGGGACACGCTGGCTAGGACACCGTCGCGGATCAACTCCAGCGCGGTGTCGCCGGCGGCGGTGGCGTGGATCTTGAACGACCCGTAGAGGCCGTCCTGTTCTTCGCGGAGGGCGAGGCCGTGGCCGACGATGCCGCCGATCCCCTGCTGGTGCTCGTAGTTCGCCACCACGCGGTTCGCGGCGTTCAACTGGTGGGTGAACGATCCGTGCGCCCACGTTTCCTCGTAGGTGACGCCTTTGGCTACGCCGCCGAGGCCGTCGTTGTGGGTGATGGTTTCGCCGTAGGGGATGACGCGTGTGTCGACGGTGCGTCCGTCTGCGACGGTTAGTTCGGCGGCGAACTCCCGGTGCAGGACGCCGGTGGTTTCCTGTTCGGTGATGCTCATTGGTCGCCTCCGATCGCCGCGAGCTTCGGTGCGGCGGCTAGTTGAGCAGGCACCTGAACCGACACCTGCGCCTGCGGATCATTCTCCTCCGACATCTCCGTCAACGGCGCGAACGTGTCGGCGGCGTCGAACGTCACCGACTGGCCGCGCGGAAGAAGCTGCTCCGACCACGCGTTCGCGATCCTTGTGGCTAGCGGACGGAGCTCGAACCGCCACCACATCTCGCCTAGTGCAGCAGGGTTCTGGTAAGTGAGACCCCCTGCCACGGGCATATTGAGGAGCATGGCTGGAACTCCGAAGGCGGTGGCGATGGCCCTAGCGTTGAACTCCTGCGACTCCAACAACGCCAGGTCGGACGGGTTGAAGCTCATCTCGGTCGGCACGATCTCCGGGGGCAGCACAGGTGGTGCGCCATTCCGGTTCCCAGCCGCCGTCATCCACTGCAACTGCAGCGCCTCCGCTTGTTCCTTCGTCAGCTTCCTCGAGGAGCTCAGGAAGAACTTTGGGATGCCGCCGTTGCTCACACTCATGGACTGGTTGCCGGCGGCGAGCAATCCCCACGCGTTCTGCGCGTACGCGCTCAGCGCCGGCGTACCGTGGGCGCCCGGTGACGGATTCCGGTCGATCTGAATGACACGCGACGGATCCAGGATCGTGTCGCCGATCTTGTACTCGCGCGCACCATCCACCACCTTGATGTGCAGCACCTCGCTGGCGAGCACCGTCCAGGTGCGCGGGTACCCGTCCGCGTAAAAGTCCGTCACGAACAAACATGCGAACCCCCACCCGTAAACCTGCCAGACGATCGCGAACAGCGCGTCGGCTACCCCGTTCGGGTACCAGTGCGGATCCGGCGAACGCACCCACGCCGGCTCAAGCGTCGTATCGGACGCGTGGAACTGCAACGGCATCGTGGCGATCTGCTGCGCGTTCAACTGCAAGCACCGGTTCGCCACCCACACCCGCTCCGTCAACGCCGCGTTCCCCAACGGCAACGTGCTCGAGCTCATCCCCTGCTCCGCAAACCAGTTCGGGATCGCGCTGTTGAACAAGTCCATCCTGGTGCCCTCCAACGGCACGGGCTCTTCGCGCATCAGGAGTCCGTCACGGATCCGTGCGAGGGCGCCCACTAGAAGATCCCCAAGTCACCGACGTCGTTCTCGGACGCAGACCAGAGCGCCAACGTCGCGGCCACCAGCGGCGCGATGTTCACCGTCGACTTCGTCCGACTCCAAGCCCACCGGTCGACAAGCGGACGCGCGCGCGCTCCACGGATCGCGAGATCAAGTTCCTGCTGCCCCAGATGCCGCAACGTCCGCTCGCCGACATGATCGACGAACAGCCCGCACGCCTTCCCGTACTCACCCGAATCAAGCCGGCGGATCGTGATCCCAGCCTCATCGACGCGGTTCGCGATCGCCGCCGCGGGCCCGAACCCGTCACACACGATCTCAGCGACCTCATGCGACCGGTAAAGCTCCACCAGCCGTTCCACCAGCCACCCGGTGCCGGGACGCGACGAGATCAACTCCACCATCATGTTCCCACGCTCATCCCGCCCGGCCGCGACGATGCTCGAATGCCGGTTCGGGCTCACGTCATACGCCAAACACACGGGGTCGACCATCACCGCGTCCGCGTCGTGAACCTCCGACCACTGCTCCATCGAGATCTGGGTGTCGGCGGCGCCGTCCGTCGCCGGCCAATCCCCCACACCGAGCAACTCCACCGCAAACGTCCTAGGCGACATCGACCGCTGCTCACGCGCCATATGCGCCTCGGTGATCAGCACCCCAAGCGACGGGTTCGCCTGCCGCCACAACGCAGGGTCTTCAGCTTGATCATCGGTGACATCGTCCGGGTGTTCCGCATCCACCGACCACTCCAAGTACCCCAACGACTCGTCGTCGCCGGCCAGCCCACGCTCACGGATCCGAGCCCACACCATCCCGTGATCATGGATCTCCTGATCCACCGCCGAACCCGTGTAAATCAACTGCGGCCCACGCAGCGCCTGACTCGCGCGAAGGGTCGGCATCATCGCCCCATGCGAACTCTCGTTGATGATCATCGCCTCATCCAACACCAACAGGTCGACGCCGGCGAACCCTCTGAGCCCGCTCTTCGTCCTGGTCTTGAACACGATCCGGTTACCGTTCCTGAGGTTGATGCTCTCGTCGCCGTGCGAATGCCGGTACCCCGACCGATCCTTCACCTGCGCATGCAACGACGGCGTGTCCTGAATCAACCCCTCGATCCGACGGAAATGCTCCTGCGACGTCGCGAACTCATGCGCCGAATGCACCAGCAACTTCTCGCCGGTGAGGAACAACCCCGCGAGCTCCCGCGCCTCAAGCAGCGCGCCTTTGCCGTTCTGACGAGCGAGGTTAGCGCCGAACTCGAAATGCGACCAGCGGCCATCGTCACCCACCGCCAGCAGATCCGCTAGCGCGTCAGCCTGCCACGGCAACAAACTCAGGCCAGCGGAAGCAGCCAACCCAACCGCCTCCGCACCCAGACTCTCCGACCAAGCCTTCACCGACCGAACCCGCGGCGCCTGAACCTCCCGCACCGCCATCGCTACCACCGCCGACTCCTACGCCGGCTCTTCTGCGTCGACCGATTGCAAGTGGCGTGACTCGGCCCAAGATACCCGCGCCGATCATCGGAGTGGTCTAGATCCCAGAGAGCTCCTGGCTCGATCCGCTCACCACACCGCGCGCACTCCGCACCACCCCGAGCCACAACCGGAGCTAGCCGGCGGCGAAGAGCCTGATGCCCAGCGCCATACGACCGCGCCGAAGTATTAGAACCCGGACGCAACTGTCCAACCTTGGGGAGGGGAAAACAGAGCGGGGTCTTCTCTCCTTC